GTTTTACGTTCCCTGCCCGTTTTGCGGCGAAAAACAGGAGCTTGTATTTTATAAATCAGACGGAGGCAAATACAGCGGCGACAAAGCCGTAATCAAAGACGGCGTAAAAACAAAACCATACGGACTTATATTTAATCCCTCAGAATGCAAAGAAGGCGATTATGAATCCGTGCGGTATCGCTGCCAATATTGCGGCGAAGATTTTAAAGAATACCACAAGTATGCAATTTTACAGGAAGGCGAATGGAAACCGACACAAAAATCCAAAATTCCTAACTTCCGCTCTTACCACATTTCAGCGCTGTACTCATTAACAAAACCTTTTGAAAATATCGTTCTTGATTTCATTAAAGCCGGAACAAACCCCGATAAACTGCAAGCCTTTTATAACCTTGACCTCGGACTTCCTTTTGAAGACAGAACCGGAGGGCTTGAATATCAAACAGTTCACAGGTTAAAAGACGACTCTATTGAAAATAATATCGTACCCAAAGAAGTATTGTTTTTAACATGCGCCGCCGATGTTCAAAGAGACAGAATCGAAGCTGAAATCAAAGGCTGGGGCGACAGGTTCAGATGTTTTGGCATAGATCACAGGGTATTTTACGGTAATACCTCTGATATTTACGATTCCTGCTGGGAACGATTCGCAAGAATAAAAGACGAAGTATTTAACGATGGCAAGCAGGTTGATTTACTGCTTGTAGACTCCGGAGACGGCGAATTAAGAGATGTTGTCTACAATTTTTGCGATACGTTCGGAGACGGTTTGATAATGCCGCTTAAAGGCTTTGTTTCCACTACAAGAACCCGCGAAAAATACAAAATAGTTCCAATAAATGATTTTAACGGAATATCACTGGTTGAAATTTATACAGACCTTTACAAAAATATCTTATCAAGATATTTGTCGCAGGAAGAAAAAACAGACGAGGATTATCCCGACGGCTGGTTTTCTTTCGCAAGAGGCTATTCCGATGAATATTTCAGGCAATTGACAACAGAACAAAAAGTCAAAATCAAAACTCCGGGAGGCGCTACAGCTATACGCTGGGTACAACACGGCAGAAACGAAGCTTTTGACTTGAATGTTTACAATCTTGCCGCCGCGGATATCATCATTTATCAATATTCCGTATTCTATCTCGGGCTTGAAAATGCAAATTCGAGAGCTGTTTTTGACTTCTTAAGAGGTAAAAAAGGCGCTTAATTTTTTATGGAGGTACTAATGTATACAAAAAAAGAATTGAAAGAAAATATTGAAATTTTAAAAGAAGCTTATAAAAGAGCTGCCGAATCTGGAGGTGTTACATCCTACTCAATTAACTCCGGACAGAGCAGTACAAACGTTTCCCAGGCTTCATTGTCATCAATCAGAGCAGAACTTGAGTATTTCACTTCTCTTCTTGATGAAACCGAACAGTTTGAATCCGGGCAAAATTGTATTTCTCTTCAAGGCATAGGATATCTTTAATGAAAATTTTAGAAAAAATTAATTTATTCAGGAATAAAAGACCGGATATAGAACCGCAGGGCTCCTATTTGCCCTTAAGTTATCTGTTCGGCAATACTTTTGACGGCGAAGACGAACCCGGCGCACTCGGAAATAGTATAGTTTATGACGTTGATTATTATGCGCTCGCTGAAAGAGCCTATACCCTTGTAACAACAAATGAATTCGCAAAAATAATTGTATCAAGATTAACTGAATTTGTTGTCGGCTCGGGGTTAAGACTTCACCCTCAGCCCATGAAAGACCTTCTTCTCAAAAAGTTCAAAATAAAACTTGACGATAATTTTACACAGGATATTCAGGATTTATGGAATCTGATTGAAGATGATAAAAATATCTCGTCAACAAAAGACAAAAACATTCATGCACTTGCAAAATCAATATTCTTTAACGGATTTGTTGCGGGGGACTGCCTTGTTATTAAACGTGTAATAGACGGTAATTTAGATTTTCAGGTAGTAAACGGACTTGCAGTTGCTACATCAAGATTAGTATCTGATACCGGCAACAAAATTATTGACGGAGTTGAAATTGATGACAACGAAACGCCTGTTAATTATTACATAATTGATAAGAACGGCAAAGAAATTAAAATACCTGCAAGGGATAAGAAAGGACGCTTAATTGCCTGGCTGGTTCCTGTAGGCGTTAAAAGACTGAATACGACAAGAGCTTATTCAAGACTCGGCGTTATAATGCAGAAAATTCATAAAATCGGCAAATATGCCCAGTCTGAAGTAATGGCAGCTGAAACAAATTCAAAGTTTGCAGTTGTCGTTGAGCAGGATAAAACCTCAAACGGCATAAATCCGCTGCCAAATCTTCCGGGAATGTCGCGAAGTCTTAAAAATAATATGAAAGATACCCCTAATGAGAACATCGAAAACAGAAAGGAAATAGAAAACTTCAGAACAAGAGTTAACAGAATAGCTTCTGCATTATCATTCTTTATGCCGAAAGGACAAAAGCTGTCATCTTTTGATACGAAAAGACCCAATACAAATTATACAGCATTCCTTGACGGTTCAATGAAATATCTGTGCGCTGCATGCGATATTCCTTTTGAAGTCGCAATTATGACTTTTTCAAATAATTTTTCGGCTTCAAGAGCCTCATTAAAGATGTTTGAGTTTATATTGGAAGTTTTTAGAAAAAATACAATCGGAGATTACTTTTATAACATAGTTTACAGCCAATTCTTTGAACTTTGCTGTCTAAAAGGTTATATAAAAGCTCCAAAGTATCTTGAATTGAAAGACGATAAAGGATTTCTCGATAATGCCTATACAAAGGCAAAATTTGTCGGTTCCAAAATTCCTCATATTGACGAAGTTAAGGAAGTTAACGCAGTTCTTTCAAAATTAAAAGGCGGTTTGACTACATTTGAACATGCGCTTGAAAATTTGGGAATTTCAATGAGTTTTGAATCATTAATCGAAAAAAGAAAACATGAAGAAAACCTTATTAAACAATCAGGATTGAACTTTGAAACGCTGTTTGCACCTGATAACGGAGCTTCAAACGATAACGATACGGAAGCTGATAACTTCAAGACAACGTAAAATCACATACTTAACACATAGGAGATAAAAAATGTCAAAACAAAAATTTGCAGAATTGCCGAAAGAAGAGCAGGAAAAGCTCATTCAAGAGGCAAATGAGGTTGGATTAAGAGGTATTTTTGACGGCTGGAACGTTGAAACTTTAAAGACAAAAATTGAAGAAAGAAAATCCGCCGCAAAAAATGCCCGGGGAAATAACACCGATACGCCTGATAATGAAAGTTCCGAAAATGTTTCAGAGGATAACAAAACCGAAAACGCTTCATCTGAGAACGATGGCGAAGATGAAAATAAATCGGATGATAATTCCGAAGATGAAAAATCCGAAGATGTTTCTATTGCTGCTTCAGACGAAAGCGAAAAGGATTCGGATGATACTTCAAATGATGAAAAAAGCAATGCGCAAAAAATGCACATTGCAAATTCCGCCAAACCTGTAGAGCCTCAAATCGTTAACGGAATATGCCATATTTGCAGGAGTAAGGTTATAAACGGAAAATGCACCGGATGCGGATTTTCTGTAGGCTGACTGAATGAAATGAAGGAACGCCGAAGTAATAAGGGCAATAATTTGCGGCAGCGGAGCGAAGCAAATGACTTGCCCGAATGGAAGAAAATCAAAGAGAGCGGATTTTGCGCAAGATAAAAAAGAGGTTTGTATGTCAATAAAAATAAAAGGTATAATCGGCAGCGATGTTGTTGGTTCTGAGTTTACCGACAGAATTTCCAAGCTGACAGGGGATATCGAATTCGAGATAGATTCGCCCGGAGGTTCTGTTTTTCACGGTATTTCAATTTTTAATGCAATAAAGAATTATAACCGCGGTAAAAAAACAATGCACGTTGTCGGAGAATGTTCGTCAATGGCAGCTTATATTATGTTAGCGGGAGACGGTTCTGTTTTGTTTGAGCCTAATTCCGTTGTTTGTATTCATAACCCCTGGTCTATTGCAACAGGCGATTATATTGAAATGAAAAAGCAGGCTCAACTGCTTGAAGATCTCGCCTGTCTATATGCAAAGGCATTTGTTGATAAAGGATTGTTTTCCAAAAGAGAAATCCAGCAGATTATGGATGCAGAAACATGGTTTGTAGGCGCTGAAAAACTCAAAAGACTCGGAACTGTCTTAAAAACTGCAAAAAAAGAAGATGAAGCAATGACCGAGGAAATTAAAATTGCGGCAAGCAGAGCAAAAATGGCCGAGGCTAAAGCAAAAATTAAGGTTCTGTCCGAAGAAAATTTTGACAGTATCGCTGCGTTGCTGCGAACTGACACGAGTCCCGAAGAGGCTCTTCGCATAATGGCTCAGAACGACGCCGAAGAATTTCAAATAAAAGACCGGATTGCATTGCCGCTTGCGGCGGTTCGCAACGACAGGTTTGCAAAGTCTGAAAACCAAAATGAACACATAATTGTAAAAGGAGAAACACAAATGTTTAAAAATCTTGAAGATGTAAAAGCACAAACTCCCGAAATTTTTAATGAAATTAAAGAACTCGGGATAAAGGAAGAAAGAAAAAGAGTTAATTCTTTAATAAAATTCCTTGAAATTTCAAAAGAGGCAACCGTAAAAGCTATTACAGAGGGAACTTCATTGAGCGATGATGAATTTCAATCCTCAATTCTCTATGCCAGAATTAAAAATCAAGAGATAAAAGCTATGGAAAGTTCAAACCCTCCCGCCGTTTCGCCGCAGATAGAAATTCACGCAGAAGAAAATCCGGATGGCAATCCTAATAAAAATCCGCAAGAAACACCTGAGGAAAAAGAGAAAAAAACTATAGATGCAGTTATTGCACTAATGAAAAAAAATTAAGGAGAAAAGTTTATGAAAATTGATAACTCAAAAATATTTTATCAAGGCGAATATGCCGATGTTACTCTAACTGTTCCTGCAAGTACAACATATCAGCCCGGTACTGTATTAGGTAGGAATAAAGATGATCAACTGGTTGCCTTCTCAACTGATAACACAGATTCAGCTTCCTCATTTACTACAACACCCCTTTATATTCTTGCCCAGACCGTTACAAATGATGATACAAACGCCGCCGATATATCAATGGTAAGAGCGTTTGAATACGGCATTGTCAATAAAAACAAGCTGATTTTCATTAAATCAGATGACAAAACAGATGTTACAGTTCTTGATGAGTTAAAGAAAAACGGTTTTAAGCTTGAAAATGTTCAGGATATCTCGGAAGATACCTGTTTAACAGATTAATAGAAATAGGAGAAAATAATAATGTCTATATTAAAAAAAGTTGTTGATATTGGTTTTGAAAAGAAAATTAATGCGGCGGGATTTCTTACGAACTTTTTTAAGCCCG